CTGCGTCTGAATACTCTTCACCACTGCTTTCTTCGTCGTTGTAAAATTGGTACTTTTCGGTGTCGGAATCGGTCCATTCAACGTCACTACCTGAGTCAAGATCGTGCAACACCAAATCCCCATCTATCAATTGGTAGTCGTGCAAGTTCAATTCGAACAAGTGTCCACAAACACAGTGCGGCTCTTTGCAGACTCTGCGTAGCTTGTTTATACGCAACCTATCATTTTCAATACAATACGACTTCGACATGTACGGTTTCAAACCCCCTTCTTCGGGGATCTCACTTCTTCGCTTCCTCTTTGGTAGTTTAAGTGGTCCAACAGGAGTCAGTACGATGGTCGGTGGCGGCGGCGGAGGTGCTGGTATGATTGGTGTTGGTCCGAAAGCAGACGTAGAATCAAGCTTCAAGGAAGTACTGACCCTGTGAACATAGTACGGTTCAGAGATCTCGCGATCTGCGTCGTCAATTTTGTTTAACAACTTCCGTTTTTCTTTCATAGTGAACCAATCACAAATACGGTTCCAGGCTTTTTGAAACCACCATAAATCCAAACCGCCGTCTTTGCTGCGTTGAACTACCTCTGAAGTCCATTTGAACATCTCACCTCTCACCATAGCTGAGTGGAATAGAATGAACAAAATGACCACATTCATTGTTCTTTCTTCGATATCCCAAGAACGACTAAATTCCTTACCACCAATGATGACCTTGTGCATTTTCATTACGAGGTATGTGGTGATTTTGGTGGGCTCAAAAGCACCGATGGTCAATCGGATTGCATAAGAATAACATTCTTCATACTTTGCGCGGTCAACATAATGATATTCCATGATGCCCTTCTTGAAGAACTTGATCGGATGGAAAATGCGACGGAAATGCGATGTGAACCGTGGAATATGAACGACAGTAGTATAAGCACTACTAAAAATACGATCAAATTTCATAAGCGCGTAACCCTCAATATTTTTAACCACTTCCATCAGGAAAGCTTCTGACTTGCCGTCTTGAAACATTATGTGTTTTTGCCAGTCAGACAATACTTTTGCGTCATGCACGTATCCATGTGATGAACCATTGAGGTGACGCATTGCTATCTGTTTACTATTAAGTTTAAAGAAACACACACTATAAAAGTAATTATAAGCTTCGGAAACACTATGGATAGTGATCTCGGGGACGAAAAGCATGGTGGCCAACACATGGCGAATGTTGAAGGCTGCTGTGTAAGACAGAAAGTCTTGCTGTGACATGTCATAAAGAGAGTCAACCAATATGGCGTAGTTGAATTCCCAGTTTGTCGGTAACGCAGAAGCAAAACAACAATGGTCGCATGGTATGTTTGGGTTATTCAGCAAGTGTAGAAATTCAGTTGCTTTACTGTGTGTCTTTACCTTCGTTGGATCACGCAAGTCACTTTCAGCATTGGTTTTTCCAGTTGAAAGACGAGAATGGTCTTTGGAATCGAACCTACCGAACACTGCATAAAATTCCACATTCGGTAATTCTCTTGAAAATCGCTGCCACTGGGAATAAGTGGTGCCAATTAATAGAACTTGTTTTTCCTTTCGAATCGAGTTGCGAATGTCCTTTTCTAGCTGATTATGAACGAAATGAAGTACTGCGTGGTCAACCTGTTTGGTTCTGAGGAAATTGCATTTCCCACCGTACACGTGATTTACCATAGTTTGTTCATTTTCTGTCATAATTTCTTGCACGTCTATCATAGCATTTGCTAATTTTGTCACGACGCTAAGGACTTTTGACGGTATTATTGCCCCCGAATGGGTTGGCTTTTCAAATTCACATTCAACAAGCTTGTTGATGTTCATGGTGTTTCTTCGCGCCTTGTGGGTGGCTTAGAAATTGCACCTGCCAGTTGTTTGATGGAAGTAGCTACTTGCTGTG